GGATCCTTTGCGATTGCTGGGGCGGCGAGGATGACGCTCTTCGCGGCGACATCGTGGACGGGATGAGCCTGTTTCTCCATAAGTGCGAAGACATCGACCGCACCAGACTTGTCAAGAAACTCCGCACGAAAACCGTCGCCGACGTTCTTCGGTTTGCGTCTGGCGTTAGGAAGCTCATCAGCAGTTCAACGCGCCCGGCGGCGATCGCGCATGGGTTGCTGAAGTTCTACAACGCTGGGCTTCGGGAGAAGCGAGAGCTGACTGTTGAGTAGATCAACGCCGCCCCCGTGATAGGCACGACGCCGCTTCGACGCGGCGGGGCGGAATGGAAAGGAGGCCAACGTGGCCGGTGACTGGCTCAAAATGCGGCACGACCTGGCAGACGATCCAGCCGTCATCCGGCTGGCGTCGATCTGCGGGCTCGAGGAGGACGCCGTGATCGGCAAGCTCTTCCGGCTCTGGTCGTGGGCAGACCGCCACAGCAAAGACGGCCAGGTCGAAGGTGTCGATCTGGCGTGGGTGGATCGTTTGGCTCGGCGTGACGGGTACGGTGCCGCCCTTGTCAGGGTGGGCTGGCTGGTCGAAACAGGCGAGGGGCTGAGTTTCCCGCGTTTCGACCGGCATTGCAGCGACACCGCAAAGGCCCGTGCGCTCGGGAAAAATAGGGCCGAAACGCACCGTAACGCGCCGAGCGTTACGCGTGACGCCGAGCCCGTAACGCTCGGCGCGTTACCAGAGAAGAGAAGAGAAGAACTTCCTCCTCTACCGCGAGAAGGGTTCGACAAGCAGGCGTGGCAGACGCTTCGCAAGGCGTGGAACACAGGCAAGGGCAAGCCCTGGAAGCCGGTAAACCCGCATCCGAAGGCCGTGGAGCGGCTTGCGGAACAGGGCTGGCTCGATGAGGCACTGAAGGCAATCGAGCGTCTTGGCAGCTGCCGGTTCTTCAAGACGGCCGTATCGCTTGGCCAGTTCTGCGGACCCGACTTCGTGACGCTCTGCAACGGCGGCGAGTACGACGACCGCAACGAGACAAAGCAGGGCCGCGATTTCGGCGACGCGCCGCCACCGCCCAAGGTCTTCACCGGCGAAGCAGCCGAGGCATTTGAACGCACCCGTAGAAAACTAGCAGCCGCCAAGGAGGGCATATGACCGAGACCATTCAGCCACCCGCCACCGACCGCCAGCGCGAGATCCTCGACTTCGTCCGCGAACGCACGGCGCTCTGCGGCCCGACCGTCCGCGAGATCATGGAACACTTTGGGTTCCGCTCGCCCAACGGTGCGATGTGCCACATCCTGGCCCTGGAGCGTAAGGGTCTCATCCGCCGTCGCGCCGGCCAGACGCGTGGAATCGAGGTGGTGTCATGAGCCGCCGCAAGCCGTCCCCGCAAGCCGTCGCGGATGTCTGCCTAGCCTCGGCGTGGCGTGACGAGATTGACGATGAGTCGAGAATCCTGCTTGAGCAGGCCCACGACACGATCGTCTCGCTCATGGCTCGCCTGGTGGCCACGTCGAAGATTCTTGAAGTGGTCGAGGCGGAGATGGCGTCGCATAAGTTTCCGCTGCTCGGTGATGAAGACCCGGGGATGTCGCTATGACGCTCGAACAATTCGCCCTGATTTCACTGGGCCATATCAGTCTCGCCTGCACGTTCGTGCTTGGCGTTTTGGTTGGGGTTTTACTTCAGAAGAAAAGGACTTCACATGGCTACGGCAACGAAGGAACGTCGCAAGACTGGTGGCATCACATTGAGCGCCGCCGAGCTGAAGAGTGCGCTCGCGGCTGTAAGTCCGGCTGTGCCAACAAGGGCACCAAAGCCGGTGCTGACGAACGTGCGTCTGGGTGACGGGCTCGTGACCGGCACGGATCTCGAGGTGCGGATCGACGCCGCCATCGACTACCACGGCGATGCGATGCTGCTACCGCACGGACGGCTCATGGCGATCCTGAACGCCGCCGGTGGCGAGGACGTGACGCTGGAGACGAAGGGCACGTCGTGCGTGGTGCGGTGTGGCCACGGGACGTGGACGCTGCCCGTCGAGGACGCGGCTGAGTACCCGATCTGGGAGCCGAAGGACGCCCGGCCCGTGACGCGGCTCCCGGCTGACCAGTTTGCTCGGGCGGTGCGTGGCGTTGTGTTCGCCGCCGACCAGGAGTCGAGCCGCTACGCCCTCGGGGCGGTGCTCGTGGACGTGAAGGACGGCGTGGTCAACTTCGTGGCCACGGACGGCCGCCGGCTGTGCTCGTGCGAGATGGAACACGACCTGGCGGTGGATGACACCACGACTCTCGTGCCGAGCCGGGTTATGCAGATCCTGGCCCGCGTCGCGGTGGCGGCCGGCGAGGACTCGGTGCAGCTGGAGGCCACGGCGAACGAGCTGCTGGCCACCATCGGTGGCACGACCGTCACGGCACGGCTGACCGAGGGGCGGTTTCCCCGGTGGCGCGACGTGATCCCGGCGGACGGCGGCGAGCCGACCACGGTGCTGGCTACGGAGCTGCTGTCGGCGACCAGGGCGGCAGCCATCGTGACGAGCGAGCAGTCGAAGGGCGTGCAGTACACGTTCACGGCTGAGGGCATCCACCTGCATGGGCAGTCGGCCGAGGCCGGCGAGTCGAGCGTGACGTGCGAGATCGTGGAGGCCGGCAAGGTGTGCAGCGTGAAGCTCGATCCGGTGTTCGTCCGCGAGTGGCTCTCGGGCCTTCCGGCTGACGGCGAGCCCACGGTGAGCGTCCAGGCCACCGACTCGCAGTCGGCGGTGGTGCTCCGCACGGACACGTTCGTGGGCGTCATCATGCCCCTGGCGACGGAGTGACGATGGAAAACAAGCGTGCAGTCATATTGCACCAGATGTGGACTGCTGGCGAGACTGCCGAGGCGATTGGCAAACGCTTCGGGGTCTCTGCCAGCACCGTCTGCCATTGGGCGCAGAAGTACAAATTGCCAAAGCGACAGAGACCGCAAAAGAACAAGTTCGCAGACCCGTCGCCAGAAGAGATCGAGCGGCTCAAGGCTGTGCTAAAGGAACGGCATATCCAAGAGCGGATGCGGGAAGACGTGACGAACACGCAGAGCAAGGTGTCCAAGTGGCGGCGAGGCATATTCCAACCGAGAGGTGTGGCGTGAACGATGCGAAACAGGATCCAGTGGCGTGGGCGGCGGTCGCCAAGAACGGTCAGCCGATGTGGCTGGCATACAGCCGCCAAGACGCTGAGGGTGCGGTTGTCGGCATGGCGGAAGTCATCCCGCTCTACCGCACCCCGCAGACTTGCCCCCACGTTGTTGGCCGCACAACGCTGCACTGCTCGCTGACGCCGTTCGCGCTGACGGCAGAGGAGCGGGGGGCGATTGCCTACTATGTCGGAACTGGAGGGCCGGATAGGGTGGACGCCACGCTCCGCTCACTGCTGGAGCGAACGAAATGAGCGACCAGATCATTCGCGAGGATCTGCGTGGTGACGCCGAGATATCGCGGCTGCGACTCCAGGCGGCGCACGCGGAGGTGGATCGCCTGCGGCTCACCGACGCGGAGCGAGAGGCAATCGCGGCGTGCGTTGCCGACGACGAGGCGGCGACTGCGCATGAAAGGGCCGACACGCTGCGGGGACTGCTGCACCGACACGCGGGATCAGGGGCATCGCATGAGTGATCCAACGACAGCGACTCATGACCAGGAGGGGCCGCTGTGCTACGGATTCACGCGCGACGGCGTGTGGCTGGATACGCGATTTGGCTGGGTGATTCCTGATGACGCCGTCGCTGATGCAGGCGAGGCGGGGCCGGCCACTGAGCGAGACAGCCAGCGATCAGCGGCACCGTCCGCTGCATCGCGTGGTTCTGCCGATAGCCATGAAGGCAGAGGAAATGCTGTGAGCGATCTAGCAAAGAGACGGCTGATCGACGTTGCTGTGACGGCGGTGCTTGTGTTTACGCTTACCATGCTCACGGAAAAATGGTGGATGCCGCCCGCGCTGTTTGCTCACGCGATGTGGAACTTCTACGACGGAATGACGCGGCGAGACTTGCAGGCATAACACGCAGGATAAGCGGCGGCTGCGCCGTCCGCTTCATCCGCTGGTTCTGTGAGCGTAGAAAGGGAAACATGGACAACAACTGGCAACCAATCGAAACCGCACCAAAGGACGGCACCGATATCCTTGTCGCCTGGTGGTCAGCAGGCGTGTGGATTGTGCGAAACGCTTGGTGGGAAGACGGCTTTGACATCGAACTCGGAGCCATTGACCCTGCGGGCGAAGGCTGGTGGTATCCCAACACCAGCGTCGGCACCTACAAGGTCTGCCGAGAGAACAACGCTGTGGACGGCCCGCAGTATTGGATGCCGATGCCAGAGCCGCCCGCAGAGCATGGCAGCAAGTAGCCACAGAACAAGTATTCGCCGGCATCTTCGCCGCCTAACACGGCGCGGAAATGGGTTTCACGGCCGCTAGGCGAGGAAGTCGCCGCGAAAGACGGCGAAGCGGCGAGTGGACAGAAACTGACGGAAAGCGACAGTTGCTCGCAAGCGTGAACGTTTGACACGCATGCCATCTTCCGTTTGACCCGGCGGACACCGGGCGCTCACGGAGGATGTCTCATGCGTTTGCTTCTCGCTTGCCTTGTGGCCCTGGTGTGCTTCACGGTTGAAGCCGCCCCGACTGTCATCGTGACGGCTCAGGATCACGCCACAGTGATCGCCCGTCGCGGCGTGCTCGTGCATTCGAGCTGCGGCCAGTACGAAGGGATCGGCTGCGGCTCGACGCCCGAGGCCGCTCGGAGGAACTGCTGTTTCTTCGGCAAGCGTGTGATCGTCGAGGAAGGCGTCGCCTACTCGCCGGCCCGCCGCCAGTGGTTCGCCGTGATTCGCTACCGGTGAGCATCACGTTCTCAGTACCTGGCGAGCCCGTCCCGCAGCCGAGGCCACGCGTCTCGACTCGGGGCGGGTTCGCACGGGCGTATGTGCCCGCGAAGCATCCGGTGCATGCGTACCGGCAATCGCTGGCGGCAGCTGCTCGAGCGGCTGGACTCAGCGACACCGGAGAGCCGCTCAACGTCGTGATCGACGCAGTCTTCGTGCGTCCGAAGTCGCACGTGCGGAAGAGCGGCGTCAAACCAGACGCACCGAAGCTGCCCAGGCCCGACGTGGACAACATCGCCAAGGCGTGCCTGGACGCTCTGCAGGACGTAATCGGCGATGACACATGCGTGGCTCGCCTGGTGATCGAGAAGAGCTACGGCACGGAGGCACGCACTACCGTGCGGATCGGGTGAGCAACGCCAGCCTCTACCGCTACCTTGCCGAGCACTGCCAGCGGCACAAGGTGCAGCACTACCTTGAGATCGGCACCCGTGAAGGCGACTCGCTGCGAATCGTGCTGGAGAACGCCGCCGCCGATCTGCTGTCTGTCTGGGTGGCGGATCTCTGGGGCAACGACTACGGCGGCAGCGGACGCGGCAACCATCAGCACATTGAGCAGCTGCTGGACGATTTCAACTTCGACGGCCGCCGTGCGTTTCTCGACGGCAACAGCCGAGACACGATCCCGGCCCTGATGCCCGAGAAAGCCGAAGCGTTTGGCCTCGTGCTCGTGGACGGCGACCACTCTTACGAAGGCGGCATGGCCGACTTGGTGAACGTCTGGCCGCTCGTGAAGCCCGGCGGCTGCGTGTTGTTCCACGACATCACGCATCCGGCTCACCCAGATCTGATGCAGTGCTTTGACGAGTTCGTGGCGAAGCACAGCGCGCCGCACGAGATCATCACGGACGGCTACGGCCTCGGAGTCGCGTGGAAGAAATGAACATTCCCGACCATCTCATCTACCCGTTGGAGCCGTTCGCCGAGCTATACCAAAAAAGGTATGAGGATGGCGTCACACGGCTGGCCAATTCCAAGGTCGCCTTCGTGGGCCTGGCCCGCAACTGTGCCGTGCGCTTGGCTCAGAACCTCGGGCGGCTCGAGTACCTCGTGCGGTCGTGCAAGTCGTGGGCGCTGCACATCGAAGAGAACGACAGCACGGATCAGACGCTTGAGGTGCTCCAGGCGTTCGCTGAAGTCCACAAGCAGGCCACGTTCACGTCGCAGACGCTGGGCCGCGAGCATTACGGGGCCGAGTTCGCAGGCCGCAGGACGATTGCCCTGGCCGAGTACCGCGACGCGTGCCAGCGGTGGGTGCGTGACTGTGCCGCCGACGCCGACTACGTGATCGTCATCGACTGGGATCAATGGGGCGGGTGGTCGCACACTGGGCTGCTCAACGGCATAGGGTGGCTTGTGGAGATGCCAGGGGCCTACGGCATGGCGAGCGTCTCGCTGGTCGAGCATCCTGTCATGACCATAGGCGAAGACAAAAAGCCGGCCATCACAAAAGGATGGCTGCAATATGACTGCTGGGCGTTGCGTGGTATTGGGCAGCCAGACTGTTATTGGGATGACTACACCGCCGGCCTTGGCGGCTGGAAGCACCAGTGGATTCCTCCTGTCGGATCAGAGCCCGTCGTAGTGGCTAGCGCCTTCGGTGGGCTATGCATCTACAGGACCGAGGACTACCTGCTGGCCACCTATGACGGCACAACAGACTGCGAACACACAGCAGCGCATCGGTCGATCGCAAGAAAAACAGGAAAGCGCCTGTACATCAACCCATCGCAAAGGACAGTTATGCGATGGCTGGACGCTTGTGATCCGCCCGCCGAGGGGGTAGAATAAACGAAACGGCGACGGGTTGCAGCCCGCCGCCGTCTCTAACCAGCACCCCTAACGTGAATAGGAGCGAGGCTATGGCCAAATCTAGGCCACGCAAAAAGCTCAAGCAAGACGAGGCTGCCAGGGAGTACCGCTTGGCTGCAAGAAGAGCCCACTACAAGAAGAATCGAGAGCAGATCCTAAAAAAACTTCGCCAGAGAAGGCTAATTAATCCGGAAGCCGCTAAAGAAAGAGACCGCAAAAACAGGGCCAAGTACCGAGAAAAGCGGAACGCACGCAACCGCGAGTACATGCGTGAGGCAAGGGTTGCTGACCCCGAAAAGTTTCGGCGTAGGGCGAAAGAGAATGCCGCAAAAAACCGTGAGGCAGCAAGAGTCAGAAGCGCTCGGTATTACGCAAGACACAAGGATAAAGCGCTTGCCTCAAACAATAAAAGCGCCAAGAAGCGGAGGCAGTCTAATCCTTGTTTTGCTATCGCGTCTCGTCTCAGGTGCAGGCTAAGGAAAGCGATTGCGACACAGTCTGCCGGGAAGTCGCAGAAAACTCTTGAGTTGCTTGGTTGTTCTGTTGAGCATCTGTTGTCGCACATCGAGTCGCTGTTTCTGCCAGGCATGTCCTGGTCCAATCGCGCGCTGTGGCATATTGACCACATCACACCTCTTGCGGCGTTTGACTTGACTGATCCAGACCAGCAGGCTGCAGCGTGTCATTACACAAACCTGCGCCCACTGTGGGCGAAAGAAAATCAAAAAAAGGGTGCTAAGCCTCCAATGCCTCAGCAGCTCTTCGGGTTTGCATACGCCGCTAAGATCAAAAGCGGCTTGATGCCGAAGAGATCTCGCCGTAGGCGTTCAAATGAAGGGCTGCACGGCGACCATTAGCGTTGCCGCATTCCGAGCCGATTGGCTGACGCACATGCCCATGCGGGCACTGTGCGAGCGGTGGACCATTTCCCGCGACCAAGTCATCAGGCTCAAGCATGTCTGGCATCTGCCCCCACGGCACGACAGGCGACTGCGGGCCAAGCCCGTCAGGCAGCGTGACCCGACGCCCCGCGAGATCGAGCAGGCCAGGAAGGAGATCCAGGCGACGTGGAGCGAGGAAGTCCGCGAGGACCGCCGCGTCATCAAGAGCCAGCCCGTCACGCTCAAGCGGATCGAGATGACCGACGAAGCCCGGGACGCGTTCGAGGACCAGGCCGGCGAGGTGCAGTGGTGAGCGGCAACGATCACGTACAGCGGCGGATCGTCGTGGAGTACGGGCAGCTTTACGCCTACTGCTACATGACCGACGGCAACGGCAAAGTGCTCGAAGAGGAGCGGTTCAAGCAGCCCTTTCGGCTCGACAAGCGGGACATCGCAGACGAGGCCGAAGACTGCTACCGCTCGGTGTGGGATTGGCTGAACGACACGGTGAACGTCACGCCGCTGCAAGGGGATGAGGACGAGGAGGCAGAATCGGGAGAGGAGGACACGCCGTGAACTACGAAGCCACGCCCGCCGAGCTCGACAAGTACGGGGCCAACCTCAACGTGTGGCAGCAGATTCAGCTGCTCTCGGCCTGGTCGCCGCTGATCGGCTACGGCCAGCGGTTCGTCAACGAGGTGGACCCGTACAAGCGTTCCATCATCGTCGGCGAAGCCTGTGAATGGCTGGCCTCGAAGACGAAGGCCGTGACCGATGACCAACTCGTGCGGCTCATCTCGGACGTGCTGAAGACCAAGGAAGGCGAATCGCTCGTGCGGTTCTGCCTGATGCAAGTCGAGGGCCGCAAGTGAATGTTGAACTCGCATTTCGTGCCGGTGCCCTCGCTCTGGCGGTTGCTCTCGCGGTGGCTCCCTACTGGCCGCAAATCCGAGCGGCCGCGAGTCGTGCGGTGGAGGCCGCAAAAGAAAAGGCCGGTCTCCTGACCAGGCTTGCGGCCGTCGCTCTGCTGGTCGCTGCCGCCTGGGGCAAGGTGCCGCTGCCGACGTTGCCAGCCAGCCCCTTGGCTCCCGTGGCCGTCGAGACGCCGAGTGCCGAGATGCAGACGCTAGTGCAGCCGATTGCCGATGCCCTTCGTGGTGCGTCGGCCGTGGATCGTGCCCTGTGGGCTGAAGTCTGGACCAAGGCCGCGACGGTGGCCGCTGGCGATGCCGTCACGACCGAGGTGGCGTTCACGGACACCCGCTCGCTGCGGGCGTTCACCGCTCTCGCCGTGGACATCGCCTGGCGGCGCATCGGGCAGCATGTGCCCGGCTCCAACGAATCGCTCAGGAAGGCCGTAGAGGCCGCCTACGGGTCCGCTGTTGGCACGGACGTGGTGCCGGTCACTGCGGACCTGCGGGGCCGTTACGTGGCGTTCTGTCGTGCTGTGGCATGGGCCGGCGTCGGGAGGGGCTGACGCATGGCCGAGCATGGCATGGGCTACGTGCCCGATCCCGAGGGCGCTGAGGCGTTCGTGGCGTCGCTGCCGCACCCGACGCTCTCGACGGCCGGGCCGGATCTCAAGGCGGCCGATCAGGACGTGCTTCTGTACCCAGCCCTGCTGGCGTGCGACAGCAAGTGGAAGCGTGGCTCGCAAGGTAACGTCGGCTCATGCGTCGGCTGGGGCGCGAGCCTTGCCGTAGACGTTCTCGCTGCGTGCGACATTCACTGGCGGAAAGAGCCGGAGACGTGGGCGGGCCGCACGATCGAGGCGAGCCTGTACGGCTTCTCACGCGTGGAGGCTCGAGGCCAGCGTTCCAACACCGGAGGAGACGGCAGCACGGGCTTCCATGCCGCCAAGGCGATCCGCGACTTCGGTGCCCTGCACTACGGCGTGGACTACGGCGGCACCGTAGTTCGCGAGGAAGGCAAGCAGCAGCGGGACCGTGAGTGGGGCCGCAGCGGTGTGCCCGACGTGCTTGAGCCGTACGCCAAGGAGCGGCGGTGTTCGGAGACAACGTTGGCCACCAACTTCAACGAGGCGGCGGCCGCCATCAGCAACGGCTACCCGGTTGTCGTGTGCAGCGGCCAGGGTTTCAGCATGTCCCGCGACGATGACGGCTTTTGCAAGGCCGGCGGCGTTTGGTGGCACTGCATGTGCCTGATTGGCTTGAGAGGCGGCAAGCGTCCCGGCCTGCTCTGTGCCAATTCGTGGGGCGAATCGAACACCGTGGGCAAGCATTACCCAAACGAAATACCGCCCGCCGTCCGTAACTGCTCATTCTGGATCGACGCCGAAGTGTGCGACCGGATGCTCTCGGGCCGTGATTCCTACGTCTACGCCGGGTACAGCGGGTTCCGTCCGTCGCCGATGCCCGGCAACTGGCTGGAGGGCATTCTGTGAGATTCCTGCTCGCGTTCGCCGTCGTGCTCGTTGGCTGCGTTGCCACACTGCCGGGTGACAACGGCGTTACCGCCGACCTGGCCTGCGAGACAGCCCGCATGGTCGTGCAGCTGCGGAACGAGATCGCCCCCAGCCCGGCGAGCGACAAGTGCGACAACTGCGTGGACGGCTTTATCGGTGACGGGAAAATCAAAATCGTCTGCCCCATCTGCAAAGGAACGGGGAAGAAATGACGCTGCCAGAACTCCAGGCCCACGTCTGGGATCGTCTGCCGACGCTACAGCGAACGGTTGCCGGCCGTCGCATCGTCTCGCGGATCGTGAAGTCTGCCGTGCGAGGCTGGCCCGTGCCGGTGCTCGAGCAGTGCAACGCAGACGAAACCCAGGTCGTGGCCAAGCACTACACCAAGCAGATCGAGAGGGTAGCCCGCCACGAGTTCGGCATGGGCATCATCCTGACGCTGGTGCTCGGGGCTCTTGTGCAAGAGGTCGTGAAACTCTTGGTTCAATGGTGGCTCGATCGACAGGAGAACCGCACGCAGATGCGTCTACTGATGCGTGAGGCACGAAACCATGACTGAGGCGGCGAAAGACACTGCGTTCGGCATCATGGAGCGATGGGGCTTTCCAGTGCTCGTGGCACTTGCAGCCGGGTGGATACTGCGGAACGACGTGCTATTGCCTCTGGTAGAAGAGCACCGGTCGTTTGTGAAGCAACTCGGCGAGACGCAACGCGAGATCAGCAAGGCCGTGGCAGAGCAGACGCGGCTGCTCTACGCCCTGCAGCCCAAGGCAGCCAAGGTGGAGAACTGACGCATGGCGATGAATCCGAAGCTGCTGCGGCCACGTTCTACCGTTCACCCCGAGGCGGCAGCGTGGGCCACTCGCGTCGTTGCGAACGGCGGAAGTGTGAGCGGCACGACGCTGTCTGCCGTGTCGAAGTTCTGTGCGTCGATCTCGGCGGCAGGCATCCGCGACCGCTTCTTCCGCCTCAACCTATTCTGCGGCACCGGCCTGTCGGCCTGCCTTGTACCGCTGTATCGCGGGCCGTCGCTGGGCGGGACGCAGTACGGCGGAACCACCGACACGAACAACGGGCCGTTTGTGAGCGGCGACTTTTCTGAGACGGGCGCGAGCGGCGGGCTGACTGGCAACGGCACATCAAAGTATCTGGATACTGGGCTGACGTATGACGCCATGGGCGTGCCATCGACCAACCATATCGGTGTATTCAAGGGCGCTGGGACTTGGAACATCAACATAGAAATCATCGGAGCAAGAGACGCCGACGACTACTATTACATCCAGGGCCGCGCCCAAGTCGGAGGGGATCACAAGGTTCACGCGTTCAGTGGGCCGGGCGCCTCCGGCGGCAGTTTTATTAACAATGCGACAGTCTCGTCAGCCACTAATTTTTTAGTGGCGTCGCGGAATAGTTCCGCATCGTTTGTCCTTTACCAAAACGCGGCCTCCGTTGCCAGCACATCGTCGGCCGTAACGATTGCCGGCAGCAACAGGCCGTTCCTAGTGTTCATGCGCGAGATAGGCACCGGGCCTAGTTTTGCAGGCTGGACCTACCGACTGCTCGGATATTCGTTTGGACTGGGCATGAGTGCGGCGCAGGTGTCGGCCTACAATTCGGCAATGCAGGCATTGCAGACCTCCCTGGGCCGAAACGTATGACGCTCGCCGACCTGACGCTGCCGCTGCCGTATACCGAAGCGCGAGCGATCGCGTTGGTGTTTAAGCCAGCGATCGCCGGCCGCCTCTCGGAACTCCACGCCCAGCACGGCTCCGCAAATTGCGTACCTGTGCCTCGCGTGCTGACTGACGGCCGCCTGATGCTCTGCGGCGACGTGCTCACGGAAGTGATGCCCGGCGGACTGCTCCACGTCATGTGGATTCACGCCGACCAGGCGACGCTCCTGTCGAGCGTTGAGGTGATCCCGTGGGCTGATGCCGTGGCCCTTTTGCCGCCCAATCCACTGCAAGGCTAACGCCCCCCCACCCTAGCCTATAGGCACAGGAGACCACGCATGGCCGACTCGATCATCTCGCGTAAGTACCGCGACTTCGACATCACGCTGCACACCGCCACGAGCCTGGCCACCACGCTCGACATGCGTGACGTTGCAGGGGCCGTCGTGTCGTTCGGCACGATGAACACGAACGCCAGCACGCTCCAGATGTGGGTGAGCCCATCGAGCACCGGCACTTTTCGGCGGCTGTACAAGAGCGACGGCAGTGTGGCTGACCTCACGCTGGCCGCTTCCAGCACGGACGGCCGGGCCTACTCGCTGCCGGATGAAGTGTTCGGCACCGAGTACCTGAAGATCGTCTCGGCCACCACGAACAGCACCGGCACCAGCGGTGTGGTGATGTTCAAGAGCTGATGCCCCCCCTATGCCGCAACGCATACCCGCCCATAGGCCGCTGCGTCTGCGTGCGTCGCGTCAACGGCGAGACGATAGTGCCAGGCCCAACGCGGCGGCACGCGGCTACTGCGACAAGGCACACCGAGCATGGCGGCAAGCCGTGCTGACGCGGGACGCGTGGCAATGCAAAGCCTGCGGGGCTGTCTGCCAGGAGTACGCACAAGCAGACCACGTTGTGCCTGTTAGCCAAGGTGGTGCCAGGTACGACGTGGCAAATGGCCAAACGCTTTGCAGGTCGTGCCATGGACGCAAAACGCGACGCGAGCAAGGCGAAGTCGCGTCGCAAAATCGCGTCGCGGTCGCGTGTGCGAGCCAGGTCGTGGCCTCGCGGCCGACCGCGAGCCGAGACCAGGGTGGTCGAAATCACCCCAACTTTGGCCAATAAAAACCCCGGTCGCTTCCTCCGTGAGCGCGGCCGCAAGTTTCCGCGAGGTTTTTGACCGTGGGAAAACGCGGACCCAAGCCGGCACCCGCCAGCGTCCGCCGCCTGGCCGGCAACCCTGGCAAGCGTGCGATCCGGCCCGACCTGCCGGCCCCGGCTGGATCGCCACCGATGCCGAAGCGTCTCATGGTCGAGCCGCTCGCCGTGGAGAAGTGGAACGAGCTCGTGCCGATCCTGCTTGGCCTCGGCACACTCACCACTGCTGACGGCGAAGCGTTGGCGACTTTGTGCGAGGTGTACGCTGCGACGCAGGCGTGCCTACTCGAGCTGCGGGCCACTGGCCCGGTGATGCGAACCGACCTGGGTGGCGTCAAACCGAATCCGGCTGGCCCGTTGTATCGCAGTTTAGTGGCGCTCCAGGCTTCGCTAATGGGCGAGTTTGGGTTGACCCCGAGCAGTAGGACGCGGCTAGGTGGCAAGGAAGAAAAGCCAACCGACGAAGTCGAAGAGTTCTTCAAGCTCCACGGTGCCTGATCTCTGCAAAGAGGGACAGGCAAAGTACGAGCGGGTGGTGCACTTCTTCGAGAAGATCTTGCGCCACAGCAAGGGGCAGAACGCCGGCAAGCCGTTCACGCTCCTGCCGTGGCAGCACCACGTGATGCGTGAGCTCTTCGGCCGGCTCAACCCTGACGGCATGCGAAGGCACCGCGTCGGGTACATCGAGCTTCCGAAGAAGCAGGGCAAGTCCACCACACTCGCCGGCATCGCTCTCTACATGACCGCCTTCGACTCCGAGCCTGGGGCGGAAGTCTATGGTGCGGCCTGCGACCGCGAGCAGGCGGGCATCATCTACCGTGAAGCGGCGTCCATGGTGCGGGCATCCCCTGCCCTGTCTCGGCACCTTGAGGTGATCGACAGCCGCAAGACCATCGTTCACAAAAAAAGCAATTCGTTTTATCGGGTGCTGAGTGCTGACGCATTCAGAGCCGAGGGACTGGCTTGTGCCCCTCAGGCTTCGGCTTGAGGGGCACAAGCCAGTCACCACTGAACATTCACGCCCTACTGTTTGACGAGTTGCACGCCCAGCGTGATCGCCGCTTGTGGGACGCGCTGCGGTACGGCGGTGCCGCCCGCCGCCAGCCGCTAATTCTCTCGATCACCACGGCGGGCTATGACCGCAAGTCGATCTGCTGGGAGCAGCACGCCTACGCCGAGCGGTGCATAGCAGATCCAACGGTGGACCCGGCCTTCTTCGGCTGCATCTACGCCGCGCCGCCGGATGCTGGCACAAACGATTCATGGAAGACCGAGAAGGTGTGGCGGCAGGCCAACCCGTCGCTGGGCGAGACGATCACGGTGGAGTCATTCGCCGCTGATGCCCGCGAGGCCGAGCAGTCGCCGTCGAAGCTCAACGCGTTCCTGCGATACAGACTAAACGTCTGGACCACGCAGGACGTGCGGTGGTTGTCGCCCGACAACTGGGCCAAGTGCGGCAAGCCGCTGTCTGGCGATCTCGAGCAGCGTGAGTGGTACGCCGGGCTCGACCTTGCGACCACCTATGACTTGTCGGCCCTGGTGCTGGTGAGCCAGGCCGACGATGGCACCTTCGACGTACTGCCTTTCTTCTGGGTTCCGCAGGAGAACGCTGCCGAGCGGACGCAGCGTGACAAGGTGGACTACATCGGGTGGATCCGTGACGGGTACATCAGAGCCACCGATGGGAACGTCACCGACTACGACGTGATCCGCCGCGACATCGTCGAGCTATCACAGAAGTTCAATATCCGGCAGGTGGGAATCGACCGCTGGAACGCCACTCAACTCGCTACCCAACTGCAAGGGGAAGGCGTGAATGTGACAGGCTTTGGACAGGGCTACGGCTCCATGAGCAGCCCGAGCAAGCAGCTGGAGAACCTCGTGCTCTCGGAGAAGATCCGCCACGGGAATCATCCGGTACTGTCGTGGATGGCTGGCAACGTGGCAGTGCAGACCGACCACCAGGGCAACATCAAGCCGAGCAAGGCCAAAAGCACGGAACGCATCGACGGCATCGTCTCGCTGGTGATGGGCCTCGGGCTGCACGCCGTGGCGACTGCGAAACCAGCCGAGCAGAACTGGGACATCATCTCGCTATGACCGAAAACGCCCTGGCCGACTACCGCCTGTACGACCTGCGTGGCATCGACTGGCCCGAGGTTTCGCCGAGCCGCACGCCGTCTGGCGTTCGCGTCAACGCTGACAACTCGATGGCGTGCTCGGCCTACACGGCCTGCATCCGGGTGATCTCTGACGCCGTCTCGGCCCTGCCGCTCCACGTCTTTGAGCGGCTCGCTAATGGCGGCAAGCAAAAGGCCACGAGCCACCCCGTGTATCGCCTGCTGCACATGCAGCCCAACCCGTGGCAGACGGCCCAAGAGTTTCGGGATTGGATGACGGGCATGTACCTCCACTACGGTGCGAGCTACGCCGAGATCCGCCCAGGTGCTCGCGGTGCCGTGTCGGAACTGTGGCCGCTGCACTCGTCTCGGATGGAAGCTGAGCGGCTGGAAGACGGCACGCTGCGGTATCGCTACCGCGAGCCGAGCGGCCGGCAGACGGTCTACAGCCAAGAGCAGATCTTCGCCCTGCGGTTTACGACCGAAGACGGCATCAAGGCGATTCCCACGTACAAGATCTTTCAGAACGCCATCGGGCTGGCCCAGGCGTTGGAGGCCCACGGGTCCACCTACTTCGGCAACGGTGCCCGGCCCGGCATCGTGCTAGAGAGTGACAACCCGATTCCGGCCGAGGCGGCCGAGCGTCTGCGTGAGCAGTGGGAGCGGATGCACCGGGGGCCGGATCGAGCACACCGCACGGCGGTCCTTCCGAATGGCGTTAAGGCTCACGAACTCAGCGGCAGCAACGAGGCGGCCCAGTTCCTTGAGACGCGGCAGTATCAGGTGATCGAGATCTGCCGGGCGTTTCGTGTGCCGCCGCACATGATCCAAGACCTGACCCGCTCGACGTACAGCAACATCGAGGTGCAGGGCACGGAGTTTGTGCAGCACTGCCTGTTGCCACATCTCAAGCGATGGGAAGCCGCGATCGCGCGTGACCTGATCGTGGACGATGAGCGGTATTTCGCCGAGCACAGCGTGAGCGGCCTACTGCGTGGCGACCACGCGAGCCGGTCTGCCTACTACGTCTCGGCCCTGCAGAACGGGTGGATGACGATCAACGAGATTCGGGAACTGGAAAACCTGAATCCAATCGGGCCGGAAGGCGACAAGCACTTCGTGCAGCTGAACATGACCACGCTAGACAAGGTGGGCCAGGATCCGCCTGCCATGGAGCCGATGCCCGAGCCGCCCGCCGAGGACGAAGACACGCCGGCCGATGACGCCGAAGACCAGGCCGAAGAGGAGGACGCGACCGATGGAAATTGAACGCCGCGACTTTGCGTTTGAGGACGAGCACGAACTGATCGTGGAAAGCCGTGCCGATGGCCGGGCCGCGATCATCGGCTATGCCGCCGTCTACAACCGGCTTTCTCTTGACCTT